CCGGAAGGCTCGAATCGGTCCTTCTGGTCTCTAAGAGACTGGTACAGGATTCGAGGATCTACTTCCGGAGGGGGTGGTTGCGGCTTAGCACGCCAAAGCCACAACCCGGGCCCCGCAAGGGTCCGGTAGTTGTTCCCCCCCCGCGCTTCTAAGAACGAAGTGAGTGGCAAACAGGGCAGCCCAACGAAGCTCTCGTCCGCCAACCCTATCCCGAAGCCGGCCCCTCCTAAACCTCAAAAGAGGTCAAGGAAGGCCCAACCGCAGGAAAGTGGGTATGGACGAAAGTTTCGAAAGGCCGCCCGTTCACACGCTCGTCGCTTTCTTCGAAGCGCGGAAGGAGAGTCGAGATCATCGACCGTCATGACGCCCACTGTCCGCGTTGACGATGAGAACTTTCCCCCCCTCCCCTCCTCCAGATCATCAGGGACACGCCCCGGAGCTACGTCGGCCACAGCTAAAAGCTCGTGGCCGGTGCCGGGCAACGTGTCCCGATCGTCCGTCCTCCCATGCCCACTACATACGGCGTCATTGCGACACGATGTGGGGTTGGAAAGGACTCTGGAGGAGGCGAGGGGGGTGAACCCACCCCAGGAGGCCTACATGGCGCTCCCAGAGAGGTCCGTTCTCGCCGCCTATGCGGCAGCAGGCGTTTCGGCGAAGGATGCAAAGAAGTCGGCGATGGGGGATTTGCTCAAGTTGGGAGGTGGTTATTCCCTCCTACTAGCACTAAAGAAAGAATCGAGTGCGCACCGGTCTAGGTGGATCCTTAATGGTGGATCCAGACTGGATGCGCAACTTTCTTTTGTGGGGAGAGCACTTCCCCCAGCGCCTTCCGAGGCCCGCCGCGCTGCATTGCTGCAGCACAGGGCCGATCTAACTTCTACATTCTTAACCGACTCTCGCGTTTTGGACCTAGCCCGCTCCTTCGGTGAGAGCTGGGGCAAAAGGCACCTCGCCCGGGCCCAACATCCGTTGGGCCCGATCGATTGGCCCTCGCCTAGCTCTTGCCTCGAAAGAGGGGCCGGCAAAGGTGGCCTCCTTCAGTTCCTCCTGGACTCAACATCCGGGATGGACCCTCCAGAGGTTCCCTTCAATCAGTTAGGCGCTCACGCCGCGGTTGAGGCCAAGTTTGTTGTCTACGCTTTACAGCGCATGAACGAACTTGAGATCCCGCGGCATCGGGTGACGTGCCTTTCTGAGAGGGGGGTCAAGACGCGAGTGGTGACGGTCGGACCAGCTTGGTCCCAAGTTCTGGGACACGCTGTCAGGCGTAGACTTCTCCGTGGACTGCGGTCCACCAAGACGGCATTCGCTCCGTTGGCCGGTGCTAGTGACAAGGAGATCGCCCGTCTCTTCGATGGGGGTTATGCTGACGTCTTAGTCAGCACAGACCTCACCAGAGCTACGGACCTTCTCCCGCTGGATTTGGTGGGGGCCATCATCGATGGCCTCGAGTCTTCGGGTCGCATGTCGCCGTTGGAAATTGCTATTCTCAGGGTCCTGGGTGGACCCCAAGAAATTTCCTACGGCGGCGATGTGACCCGGACGACCCGGGGCATATTGATGGGCCTCCCCACATCCCG